GTAACCATAAGGCGGCGTCCACAGAAAGGCCTTCCAGCCCCCGTGCTCAGCCAGAAACGACTCCAGCGCCGTGGCCTCCTCACGGGAGACAGACAGCGTCACGCTGTACGTTTTCAGGTCAGCGTTCAGCCCGGCAGGCGCACGCTGGGAATAGCCATCACCAAAGCGCACCTCCCTGACGGAAGGAGCCGATGTCACATCCATCCCGGGTTTCACTTTCCAGCGGAAGGTTTTCATCGTCCACCTCCGTAGAACAGACCACCATCGCGCATCTGTGCCTGGATTTCATCACGGGCACCCTTGCGGGCCATGTCATACACCGCCTTCATCATCTGTGGACCTGGCAGACCATTCGTACCGTCGTTCTGAATCACCACGTTGTTGTTCTGCTCAAACCTGATACCCTCTGAACGCCGCATTTGCGCCGGACTTCCGGTGCCACCGACATAACCGCCAGTGGCATAGCCGCGCATCAGCCGGTAGAGATTCCCCACGCCAATCCGGCTGGTTGCCTCCTTCGTGAAGACAAATTCACCACGGTGAACAATCCCCGCTGGCTCATATTTGCCGCCGGTTCCAGTAAATCCTCCGGTTGCAAAATGAAATTTCTCCGCAGCGGCCTGAATGGCTGTACCGGTTGAGACGGATGCGCCGCCACCAACAACTCCGCCAATGACGCTGCCGATACTCCCGACAATCCCCACCATTGCCTGCTTAAGCAGAATTTCTGTCATCATGGACAGCACGGAACGGGTGAAGCTGCGCCAGTTCTGCTCACTGCCGGTCAGCATCGCCGCCATATTCTGCGCAATACCATCAAAGGTCTGCGTGGCTGCACTTTTAACCTGCGACATACTGTCCGTGGCGCTCTCTTCCCACTCACTCCAGCCGGACTTCAGGCCTGCCATCCAGCTCCCGCGAAGCTGGTCTTCAGCCGCCCAGGTCTTTTTCTGCTCTGACATGACGTTATTCAGCGCCAGCGGATTATCGCCATACTCCTCCTTCAGGCGCTGTTCCGTGGCTTCCCTCGCTGCCTGCCGGTCAGTCAGCCCCCGGCTTTTCGCATCAATGGCGGCCCGTTTTGCCCGTTGCTGCTGTGCAAATTTATCCGCCTGCTTCGCCAGTTCGTTCAGCCGTTTCTGGTGTTCAACCTTATCGCCAAGTTCAGCCAGCTGACGTTTGTACTCCAGCGTCTCTTTTTCATGAGCAAGAAGAGATTTTTCCTCGATACTTAGCGATTTCTTCTGTCCGTCCAGAACGTCAGCAGACAACTTCTCATGCAACACGGCATACTGGCTTTCGGCTGTCCACAAATCCCGGCGCTGCTGGCTGATTTTTTCATTCGCTCCGCTATGCTGCTCAAGCATTTTTAGTTCAGCTTGTAACGCAAGAAGAGCTGCATGTGCTCGATCTTCCTGACGCTCTCCCGCAGACACCTTCACGCCGGACTGTTTCGGCTTTTTCAGCGTCGCTTCATAATCCTTTTTCGCCGCCGCCATCAGCGTGTTGTAATCCGCCTGCAGAATTTTCCCGTCTTTCAGTGCCTTATTCAGTTCTTCCTGACGGGCGGTATATTTCTCCAGCGGCGTCTGCAGCCGTTCGTAAGCCTTCTGCGCCTCTTCGGTATATTTCAGCCGTGACGCTTCGGTATCGCTCTGCTGCTGCGCATTTTTGTCCTGTTGACGCTGTTGATCTACCCTCTTTTGGGCTGCATCCCGCTCCAGGCGTTTTTTTTCACGATCATCCCAGTAACGCGCCCGCGCTTCATCGTTAACGAAATAATCATCCTTGCGCAGATTCCAGATGTCGTCTGCTTTCTTAAACGCAGCCTCTGCCTTAATCAGCATCTCCTGCGCGGTATCAGGACGACCAATATCCAGCACCTCATCCCACATGGATTTGAATGCCCGTGCTGTCCTGTCTGCCCAGGTCTCCAGCGTGCCCATGTTCTCTTTCAGGCGGCGGGTCTGGTCATCAAACCCTTTCGTTGCGGCCTCGTTCGCCGCCTGCAATGCCCCGGCTTCATCGCCGGAACGCTGCAACTGAGCAACATACGCAATCTGCTCCGCCGTCACGTTATGGAACTGGCGCGCCATCGCCGTCAGCCCCGACGTCGGGTCAGTGGTCAGCTTCCCGAAGGCTTCAGCGACCTTGTCCACCTCCACGCCGGATGCAGAGGAGAAACGCGCCACACTCTGGCTGATGGACGCAATCTGAGCCTCACCGCTTACCCCCGCCTTAACCAGTGCACTGAGTGACTCGCTGGTCTGGTTAAACGTCAGCCCTGCCGCCTGCCCGGCTCTGGACAGGACCAGCATACGATCTGCCGTCAGACCCGACTGATTGCCGGAAAGGACCAGCGTTTTGTTGAAATCGGACAGGGTTGAGTTGCCCTGATACCAGGCATACGCCAGCGCACCGGTCGCCACCGCCAGCGAGGTTGCCCCGACCATCGGCAGGGTGATCGCACCGGCAAGCCCCCTGAACATGGGGATCATCCCGCCGAAGGAGTCCTTCACCTGACCACCCTGTTGCAGCAGGATCAGCCACGGACTTTGCCCGCCTGCAAGCTGCGTGGCCACGTCGGTGAACTGCGCAGGCAGCATACGCATGGCAGCTTTATACTGCCCGACGGAAATCCCCGCTTTCTGTGCAGCCAGTGCCTGTCGGCTCAGCGACTGTTCAACGACTGCCGCTGTTTTTTTCGCATCACTTTCCGTACCGGAAAAATGACGCCTGACTCTGGCCATCTGCTCGTCAAATCTGGCCGCATCCAGACTCAAATCAACGACCAGATCGCCTACCGGTTCAGCCATACCGGACTCCTCCTGCGATACCTTCTGATACTGTCATCAGCATTACGTCATCCTCCGTCATGTCCGCCACATCCGGGGAAGCGGGGATAACTTCATTCCCGTCCGGGCCAAAGCGGACGCCTCCGGCAAGCCCTGCCGCTTTCTGCATCAGCACATCATCTTCAGGCTCTTCGTCAGCCTCGCGCCGGTTCAGCAGACTGAAATCCAGCGGATGCATATCCGGATCGCTGAAAAACAGGCTGAGCACGGTGTACGTCAGCCCGGAAAAGTGCATATCCAGCAGAACATCATGAAAATAATGGGTACTGTAAAAGCGGTGCCAGTCGGCATACTCCGTGGATGACATCCCGGCGAGCATGGCGCGCCAGTCGGGTCGCCCCATCTCGCGCGCCAGTTTCAGGGCAAAACTCAGCTCACCGTCGAACACTTTCCCGCAGAAACAGGCTCTGCAGGCCCGGCGTCCTCTGCCTGGTCAGGGGCATCATTCACCACAAACTCATACATTCCGGACAGCCGGTACACCACGTTTTCAGCATGAGAAATTGCCGCTGTGGGCCAGGTGGTAAGCACTTCCTGCTCAATCTGTTTAACGGCTTCATTCATGGACGGCTGCTTTGTCTTCTGCGGATGGTTATGCCACAGGGACATCGCCACCAGAAACGCGCCGGTTCTGATGGCGTCTTCCACAGTAAACTTCCGGTTGCTGTCTGACTCCGCCTGTTCTGCCTGCCGTTTCATCAGGGCGAGATGCTCAATACGCTGCAGGGCTGACAGTTCAGAAAGCGTGACGGTCACGCCGTTATATTCAAATGATTCGGTTTTCAGGAACATCGCTGACTCTCCGGATTAGCTGTCGGTGACGTTGATTTCTGCAACCGCAGCAAACTCACCATTACCGGATACAACCGGAATGTTGACCCTGCCTGCAGCAACGCCCTTCACGGTGATGGTCATACCACTGACCGACACGGTGGCTTTTGTTTTATCCGAAGACACCGCACGGAAGCTCTTGTCGGTTGCGCCTTCCGGCTGGAATGCCACGGTCAGCGTGGTGCTCTGCCCTTTCACCACCGAGGTGCTGGCAGGCGTCACGGTCATGCCGGTTGCCGCTGTTACCGTGCTGCGATCTTCTGCCATCGACGGACGTCCCACATTGGTGACTTTCACCGTGCGGGTGATCACTTCCTTCGCCGTCACCGCCTTACCGATACTGCTGACCCAGCCACGGAACACATCGACCGTGCCGTTCGGGAAGCGAATTTTATAGGCACGGGTATCACCTTCATTAAACCACGCCAGCAGCGCCTGCTGCCCCTGCTCTCCGGGCATCCACGCCAGCGTGAAACTGGTATCTCCGGCAGATTTCTGCCCCTGCCCGGTCGCAGTCCAGTCCGCATCTTCATCATCGAGATAGCTGTCGTCATAGGACTCAGCGGTCAGTTCGCCGGGTGTCAGGTCTTTAACTTTTGCCAGACGCGACCAGTCAACGTCTGAAAGCGGGTTTGCATAAGGGTCGCCGCTCCCGTTATAAACCCACAGTGTGGTCCCGGCCCCTTTCACCGGTGCCAGAGGATTTGGTGTTGGCATATCGTCCTCACATTTCATAGGTAATGACATAAGTCAGATCGGCTGAACTCCACAGGCCCGCATCATCGTCGCGCCGGTAGTCATAGCCGCTGGCCACCATACTGGTGATCAAATCTGACAGTGCCGGGATATCGCTCATCACCGGATAAATCCGGGACTCCATCCACGCATCCAGCTCTGAATCCGGCACCTGAGCAGGCAGGAAAACTTCGATATGCAGCTCCGCCTGCCAGGTATCGCTGTCCAGCTCTTCGCCCGTGTATTCAGCGCCAGTGAGATAAACGGCAATTGCCGGAAAATCCGCCTCATCAAAAACAGCGGGGCGACCATCAAAAAGCGTCGCCCCGGTGTCATGCTTCTCCAGTGCATCCAGTACGGCTGCACGGAGTTCAGTATGTTTCATCGCTTTATCACAATCCTCAGTTGTTGTTTCAGCGCATAGCTCAGTTCTTTTGGCAGACGTTCTCGCCGGATACGGTTAACGTTCTCATCAAAAGCCTGTTTCAGTGGGACCGCCATCGGAATTTTCACCACCTGAATGGGAAGACGATTACGCTTTTTCCTTCCCTTATCGTCAGTGCCCTTCGCATACCGTGCTTCTGGCAGACGTTGCATAACATGCCAGCGTCCATTATTTAATCGCTGGATGAATGCCCGCTGATAACGATGCTGACCGGCTTTGAGTATGCTGTTCGGGCGATGACCAAGCATCCTGATCCCCAGCTTAATAGCAGGGAGATCACCTCGGTTAACGATAATTTTTGCATTCGGATTTCTGACCGTAGCTCGTTTCAGTCTGGATCGCTCTTTAACCAGTTTTCTCGGCACCCGGGTTTCACGGGCGACCTGAGACGAAGACTGATTAATCGCCGTTGCGGCCACGCGGTTAATGGCCATTGCTGACGCACCAGGCACCGCCGTTTTGCTGATACGGCTGAGGTTTTCAACGGCCTGCTCAAGACCTTTTATGGCCATACACCCCCCTTTCAGCGACGACGGTTAACGGCAGGCGGCACACCACGCCCAAGCCAGAGATGACAACTTCCGCCATCATCCGGCGAAATCCGGTCTATCCAGAAGTTTTCCTCACCGATGGTCAGCGTGTCGCCGCGCCGCAGCTGCCGCACATCATCAGTCCGGACAAACAGGGACGGGCTGGAGCCTTCAACGCGCACGCCCTGTCCGGCATAGCTGATATTTTCAGGGTCATCAAAAACACCACGTATCACCGCACCGGACTGCTCACCGGATGTCATGGTGGCTGACGTTCCCATGTACCCGCGTATCGTTTCATCGGCGCGGGCAATGGCAGCATCGAACAGGTTATCGAAATCAGCCACAGCGCCTCCCGTTATTGCATTCTGGCCAGGCCACGTTCTGTCATTTCGGCTGCCACACCGGCAGAGACACGGAACGCCGTTCCCGGCAGCACAAATGCCACAGGTTCATCCCGCGTGGCGTGAAGTGCATCGGTATGCAGCGTCACCAGTGCCACTACCGTGACCAGTTCAGCCGTATCATGAATCACGGTATCCGGCTGCGCTGATACCACCTCATTTTCATGCCCGGTCAGCGCATTTTCCGGGCTGACAGATGTGTCCTGACCGGCAGCGTCATCCGTGTCATCAAGCTCCTCTTCCAGCTCTGCCACACGGAGTGCCAGTTCTTCTTTCGTCCCCGTCAGGCTGACATCACGGTTCAGTTGCTCACCCAGCACCTGAAGACGGGCAATCAGTTCATCTTTCGTCATGGACTCCTCCACAGAGAGAAAATGGCCCCGAAGGGCCATGATTACGCCAGTTGTACAGACACGAATTCATCAGGGTCAGCCAGCAGCATCAGCGGTGCTGACTGAATCATAGTGAACTCACGCGCCGGATCGCCGGTGGTCACCCAGTTTTTCGGGTAACGGGCAGAGGCGTTAATGCCTTCGCGCTGTGCGTCCGCATCCTGAATGCAGCCATAGGTGCGCAGACCGCGTGCCTGAGTGTTCCCCAGCACCATCGTGTTGTCCGGCAGGAAGTTCTTTTTGACGCCGTTTTCCACGTACTGTCCGGAATAAACGACGATGGCCACATCGCCATACATTCCCTTATAAGACACCGCTTTGCCCAGGTCTTTCACCGCTGTCTCCAGCTCGGAATGAGAGCCGCGACGGGTATCCAGCTTATCCTTGACGGCCTTGAAGGAACGGAACAGCGCCCAGCCTTTCGGATCAAACACGATGATATTCACCACACCGCTGGCGTTCAGCGCGTAGGCTTCGATATCGTCGGTCGGGTCATACGTGGACTTGTCACGCTGGCTCCACTGCGTGCCGCCGGACTGCGTGATGTTATTCGCCGCACTGCGGCCCATATCCACTTCAACCGGATCGAAGGCTTCACCGGTCATGGTGTATTTGCCCTTAAGCACGGCAGAAACGGCCTGCATCTCTTCGACCTGAGCAATGGCCAGCTCTTCGTCACGCATGTTCTGCATGATGATGCGACGGCGGCGGTAAGCCGGGTCCGCCAGATTCTGTGGATCTTCATCCGGCAGGCGACGCAGGGTCATCTGCGGATTCACCTCATGCTTCGGCTTGACATATCCCGGCGTAAATTCAGAGGTGGAGCCGCCACGGGAACGGATAACCTCACCGGAAACAATCGGCGAAACGTACAGCGCCATGTTTACCAGTCCCGGAATTTGTGAGAGATAGACTTTCTCCGTGGTGAAGGGATAGCTCTCACGGAAAAAGAGACGCAGAAACAGCGGATCAAACTTAAATTTCTTCTCATTTGCCGCCAGCAGCTGGGCAGTTGTGTACATCGACATAAAAAAATTCCGTAAAAAAAGCCGCACAGGCGGCCTTTAGTGATGAAGGGTAAAGTTAAACGATGCTGATTGCCGTTCCGGCAAACGCGGTCCGTTTTTTCGTCTCGTCGCTGGCAGCATCCGGCCAGAGCACATCCTCATAACGGAACGTGCCGGACTTGTAGAACGTCAGCGTGGTGCTGGTCTGGTCAGCATCAACCGCAAGAATGCCAACGGCAGCACCGTCGGTGGTGCCATCCCACGCAACCAGCTTACGGGTGGAGGTGTCCGGCATCAGCGGGGTCATTGCAGGCGTTTTCGCACTCAATCCGCCGGGCGCGGTTGCGGTATGAGCCGGGTCACTGTTGCCCAGCGGCTGGTAATGGGTAAAGGTTTCTTTGCTCGTCATAAACATCCCTTACACTGGTGTGTTCAGCAAATCGTTAACGGCATCAGATGCCGGGTTACCTGCAGCCAGCGGTGCCGGTGCACCCTGCATCAGACGATCCAGCGCAGTATCACTGCGCGCCTGTGCACTCTGTGGTGCTGCGGCCAGAATGCGGCGGGCCGTTTCCACGGTCATACCGGGGGTTTCAGCCAGCACGCGGGCCTGTTCTTCGCGTCCGTGAGCCTCCTCACAGTTGAGGATCCCCATAATGCGGCTGTTTTCTGCCGCAACTGCTGCGGTGATCTGCGCGTTCACGTCCGGCTGCGCCGCGCTGGCGTTTTCGCCCTCCGTCTCTGGCATCACGTCAGTAACGTCAGCCTGCGAAGCAGTGGCTGAAACAGTTGTTGATTGGGTCTCTTTGGTCATTCGCCCTCCTGAGAGACGGGATTTACGTGCATCCAGTGCATCACGCATGACGGTGATCGCATCGGTGCTGTTAACAAGTTCATCAGCCAGTCCGGCATCAATGGCCTCCTGACCGCTGTACACTGCAGCCTCGGTATCCAGCACAGCCTGCACGGACAGGCCGGTATATGCCGACACCTTCTGCGCAAACATCCGGCGGGTTGCATCCATCCGGGACTGCAGTGTCTCCCGGACGTCATCCGGAAGATGGCTGTAGGGGTTGCCATCCACCTTATGGCTGCCGCTGTAAATCAGCGTGATTTCCATGCCCTGTTTCTCCAGCGCAGCGCCGTAATTACTGTGAGCCATCATGACGCCGATGGAGCCTGTCCGGGCGGTCTGTGTGACCAGACGCCGGGAGGCGGCACTGGCAAGCAGCTGACCTGCACTGCAGTTCATGTCGTTGGCCAGCGCCCATACCGGTTTTATGTCACGCACACGGGCGATGATGTCAGCGCAGTCAAATGCCCCCGCCACCATCCCGCCGGGCGTGTCCATATCGAGCAGAATGCCGTCCACCATCGGATCGCTGGCAGCCTGTTGCAGACGGGCGATAATGCCGTTGTAACCGGTCATCCCCGAATACGGCTGCAGCGCCCGCGTCCGGCTGACCAGCGTGCCGGACACCGGCAGCACGGCGATGCCGTTCATGACCTGATAACTGCGGGCCTGTCGTGGTCCGTCATCATCAACGGATAACGCCAGCGTCGCGGGTGCCTCTCCGGCAGTCAGGCTGTCACCGGACACCGCATCCGTCAGGCGGCTGATCCCAAGCTGGCCTGCAAGCGCACAAAAGAAAACCCGCGCATAGGCGGGTTCAAGCATCAGCGGCTCATTAAAGGCCATGCTGGCAATATGCGGGAGATTACGCAGCTCTGCTGTCACTCTTCTCCTCCTCTGTTGATTGTCGCAGCCCGGATTCAAATGCTGCAGCCGCCCAGGCGGGCGGTTTAAGACCAGCCGCGCGGCGCTCCATCGTTTCACGGACCTGCTGGGCAAAAATTTCCTGATAGTCGTCACCGCGTTTCGCGCACTCTTTCTCGTAGGTGCTCAGTCCGGCTTCTATCAGCATCACCGCTTCCTGAACTTCTTTCAGACCATCGATGGCCATACGACCGGAGCCTATCCAGTCGCAGTTCCCCCAGGCACTGCGGGCTTCCTGAAAACTGAAGCGCGCTTTTGAAGGTAACGTCACCACGCGGCGAACGATGGCCTCTTCCAGCCAGCACAGAAACATCTGACTCGCCTGACGGGATGCGACGAATTTTCGCCGCCCCATAAAGTGCGCCCACGACTCGTTCGCGCTGGCCCGTGCCGTGGAGTAGCTCATCTGGGCGTAATTCCGGGAAAGCTGCTCATACGAGACACCCAGCCCGGCAGCGATATACCGCAGCAGTGACTGCTCAAACACGGAGTAGCCGTTATCCGTGTCCTGAGCCGTCTGCAGGTTCAGTGAGTCACCCGGCATCAGGTGCGGCACTTTTGCGCCTCCCAGCCGGACCGGTGCTGCGGCGTAATACGCGGCAATTTCACCAATCCAGCCGGTCAGCCTTTCCCGCTGCTCCTGACTGTTCGCGCCCAGAATAAAATCCATCGCTGACTGCGTATCCAGCTCACTCTCAATGGTGGCGGCATACATCGCCTTTACAATGGCGCTCTGCAGCTGTGTGTTCTGCAGCGTGTCGAGCATCTTCATCTGCTCCATCACGCTGTAAAACACATTTGCACCGCGAGTCTGCCCGTCCTCCACGGGTTCAAAAACGTGAATGAACGAGGCGCGCCCGCCGGGTAACTCACGGGGTATCCATGTCCATTTCTGCGGCATCCAGCCAGGATACCCGTCCTCGCTGACGTAATATCCCAGCGCCGCGCCGCTGTCATTAATCTGCACACCGGCACGGCAGTTCCGGCTGTCGCCGGTATTGTTCGGGTTGCTGATGCGCTTCGGGCTGACCATCCGGAACTGTGTCCGGAAAAGCCGCGACGAACTGGTATCCCAGGTGGCCTGAACGAACAGTTCACCGTTAAAGGCGTGCATGGCCACACCTTCCCGAATCATCATGGTAAACGTGCGTTTTCGCTCAACGTCAATGCAGCAGCAGTCATCCTCGGCAAACTCTTTCCATGCCGCTTCAACCTCGCGGGAAAAGGCACGGGCTTCTTCCTCCCCGATGCCCAGATAACGCCAGCTTGGGCGATGACTGAGCCGGAAAAAAGACCCGACGATATGATCCTGATGCAGCTGGATGGCGTTGGCGGCATAGCCGTTATTGCGTACCAGATCGTCCGCGCGGGCATTGCCACGGGTAAAATTGGGCAGCAGGGCTGCATCCACACTTTCACTCGGTGGGTTCCACGCCCGCAACTGCCCACCAAATCCGCTGCCACCGCCGTGATAACCGGCATATTCGCGCAGCGATGTCATGCCGTCCGGCCCCAGAAGGGTGGGAATGGTGGGCGTTTTCATACATAAAATCCTGCGGGTCCCCTGCGTCGCAGTGTCATGCCGGTCTGCACTTCCAGCTCAGCAATGTATTTTTTCAGGTCAGACACGGAAGTGGCCGTAAACTCAACCCTTCGTCCGTCTTTCTGTACTGTTGCCACCCGTTTACCTGTCATCAGGTCATGCAGTGCCGCACGGGCAGCGGCAAGTTCTTCCTGTCGCGTCATTCATCCTCTCCGGATAAGGCTCTGGCGTAATCTGCCAGTGTTTTCTTGTTGGTTGCTGCACCATCCTCTTCCTGCAGGCTCGCCAGCAGTGCACTGAGATCCAGTTGCCAGCGGGAAATACTGATGCGCAGCGCCGCCAGCGCATAAACGAAGCAGTCGAGTGCTTCATTGCGTCGCTTTTTGCTGTCCCACAGTATTTTTTTCCTGCCATCCACCCATTTTTCGACCTGCTCTTCGGCAGTCAGCTGCTGCGCTTCGGTCAGATCAAAAATATCCGGGTTATTCGGGAAGTGAACGGCACCGGGAAGCGGTTCATCCCCTTCCGGCGTCAGTGTGAAGCGGTTATAAATCTGCTCTTTCGCGGTATCCGTACCGATTTCGGTAAGGTAAACCCCGTTTTTGTTTCGCTTACGTGGCATGCTGGCCACCGGCTTTCCGTAGACAGATGCCCCTTTAATGGGGATCACCCGGAACAGCCCATGCTTTTTCGAGCGTTCATACACAATGGTCGGGTCAATCCCGCCAATATCCCAGCAGATACGGGATATCGACATTTCTGCACCATTCCGGCGGGTATAGGTTTTATTGATGGCCTCATCCACACGCAGCAGCGTCTGTTCATCGTCGTGGCGGCCCATAATAATCTGCCGGTCAATCAGCCAGCTTTCCTCACCCGGCCCCCATCCCCATACGCGCATTTCGTAGCGGTCCAGCTGGGAGTCGATACCGGCGGTCAGGTAAGCCACACGATCAGGAACGGGCGCTGAATAATGCTCTTTCCGCTCGACCATCAGCTCGGCATCCGGACGTTCGCCAATTTTCGCCTCCCACGTCTCACCGAGCGTGGTGTTCACGAAGGTTTTACGTTTTCCCATATCTCCTCTCGTTTTCATCCAGTCTTTGACAATCTGCACCCAGGTGGTGAACGGGCTGTACGCCGTCCAGATGTGAAAGGTCACACTGTCCGGCGGTTCAATCTCTTCACCGGATGACGAAAACCAGAGAATGCCATCACGGGTCCAGATCCCGGTCTTTTCGCAGATATAACGGGCATCAGTAAAGTCCAGCTCCTGCTGGCGGATGACGCAGGCATTATGCTCGCAGAGATAAAACACGCTGGCGGGATCATCCGGCGTCCATTTGAGGCCAAACGGCGTCTCTTTGTCGCCAAATTTAAGATACTGCTCCTCCCCGCAGTGCGGGCAGGCAACATGAAAACGCATAAAATGCGGGGATTCACTGGCTGCACGCTCAATCTGGCAGGTGCCTCTCACTTTGGGCGTGGAGCCACGGATGGACTTTGGCCAGACCGAGCCTTCAATACGTTTGTCGCCAAGGAACGTCGGAGAGCCTTCCTGTTCAATATCCTCATCAAAGGCAGCAAGTTCATCATAACCCGCCACATCCACCGACTTTTCACGGTAGTTTTTTGCCGCTTTACCGCCCAGGCACCAGAAGCCACGCCCATTGGAAAAACGCTTCATAGTGAGCGTGTTATCCCGGTGCTTTTTGCCATACCACGGAGCCAGCGCCAGCAGCGACGGAATATCGCGGATGGTCGGCTCAACGTGGGTTTTCATAAAGTTCTCGGCATCACCATCCGTCGGCAACCAGATAAGGGTGTTGCGCTGCTTATGCTCTATAAAGTAGGCATAAACACCCAGCAGCATTTTGGAATAACCGACACGGGCAGACTTCACCACATTCACCTCACGGATGTAGTCGCTGCCCATCGCATTCATGATGGCCCGCTGAAAGGGCAGTGTTTCCCAGCGCCCTTCCTGGTATGCGGATTCTTTCGGGAGATAGTAATTAGCATCCGCCCATTCAACGGCGGTCTGTGGCTCCGGCCTGAACAGTGAGCGAAGCCCGGCGCGGACAAAATGCCGCAGCCTGTTAACCTGACTGTTCGATATATTCACTCAGCAACCCCGGTATCAGTTCATCCAGCGCGGCTGCTTTGTTCATGGCTTTGATGATATCCCGTTTCAGGAAATCAACATGTCGGTTTTCCAGTTCCGGAAAACGCCGCTGCACCGACAGGGGGATCCCGTCGAGAATACTGGCAATTTCACCTGCGATCCGCGACAGCACGAAAGTACAGAATGCGGTTTCCACCACTTCAGCGGAGTCTCTGGCATTTTTCAGCTCCTGTGCGTCGGCCTGCGCACGCGTAAGTCGATGGCGTTCGTACTCAATAGTCCCTGGCTGGAGATCTGTCTCGCTGGCCTGCCGCAGTTCTTCAACTTCCCGGCGCAGCTTTTCGTTCTCAATTTCAGCATCCCTTTCGGCATACCATTTTATGACGGCGGCAGAGTCATAAAGCACCTCATTACCCTTGCCACCGCCTCGCAGAACGGGCATTCCCTGTTCCTGCCAGTTCTGAATGGTACGGATACTCACACCGAAAATGTCAGCCAGCTGCTTTTTGTTGACTTCCATTGTTCATTCCACGGCCAAAAACAGAGAAAGGAAACGACAGAGGCCCAAAAGCTCGTTTTCAGCACCTGTCGTTTCCTTTCTTTTCAGGGGGTATTTTAAATAAAAACATTAAGTTACAACGAAGAAGAACGGAAATGCCTTAAACCGGAAAATTTTCATAAATAGCGAAAACCCGCGAGGTCGCCGCCCCGTAGCCTGCCGGATCGCCGGAAAGGACCCGCAGGCGTTCTGGTTTATTCTCAATGAATTCAATGTCTGACAGACCTGCGTCGTGCGACCACGGTCGCACAGCAATGAATCAACATCCTGCATGCTCGTGCAGAGGAGTTCCCCGTCAGGCTACGGTCATGGTTAATGCGGGAATACAGCGACGATACAGCGCATGATGTGTCAGGCTTGAATACATTTATCCGTTAAAAGGGATATCAGTTAAGTTATCCCGTGTAGGGTATAAGCCATTATCAAAGCCACTCAGTAGCGAATGGCTTTTGTAATGGACTATTTAATTAGTGATGCTGCGTATTCGATTAGATATAACTTAGGTGCCAACCAGATTTTTAACCATGTCATATTGGTTACTACAGCAATAATAAAACTTACCCACAGAACAAAAACTGCTGCTAATGGTAAGATAAGAAAACTAATCTCACCGTTACTTTCCCAAATCATAGTCGGTTTGTATTTAGGCTTCCCTTTTTCCCATGACCATCCTTCATTATCGAACTTACCAATTTCAACTTTTTGGTACTGTTTCTTCATAAACCAAATAACCAGCGGGATTGTTGAAATGGCTATTAATGTTTTAATCAGGCTATCAACCATATTCCATACCAGCAACTGATGAACAACATCCGGAATCTGAGCCTGACTGAATGCAATGGCGGAATCAATTCCATCGCTGGCCTTCTTCAATAAATCAACAAGAATTTTATTTGCTTCTTCTTGCATGTTTATATCCTGTAAGTTGTAAGCCTGTTCGAGAAAAATAAACAACTACGAGAGACAGAAAAAAAATATCTCAGGCTCTCTTTCTATAAGCTTTTAGTTGAGGATGTTCTGCAAAACAAAACTGGTTAGTTATGTAACTGCTTCCGGAATACAACAGCCGACGAGCTACAACGTAAAATTCGTTTGATTGTGGCAGTTGAGGAAACATACTTGCATTTCTCAACATCATCAATAATGACCACATCCGGTACAGGAATGACGCGGGTATGCAATGTTTTTGCACTAATAACATCACAGCCATTCAGTGGTCGAATATCTGCATCTTCAGGCACTACCAGAAGCACACGTTTTTCCGGTGCAGAAAAGCCAGCAGCAAGAGTGCGTGACAATAAAGTCATTCCGCTGCGTGGCTTCATACAAATTTCAGAAATATGATTCTTTTCGTCCAAATGATGCTGGACATCATTTTTATCATCACTCAACAACTCTGCTGTTAATACAATCCCTGCTGTCTCAGATTTCCAGGAAATGCTGATATCCTGATCATCTGCATCAACATCATATTTCATCGAGTAAGGACTAAAGCTACGTCCAACGAACGCATCATTTACCAGTACACGCCCACCCTGTCTGACCTGAAAGTCAACGCGCCCTGAAAGCTGATTTGCTGTTACAAGCAATGCCTTTTTTCTTTTTGTTTTATTGCTCATTGCCACCAACTGTTCAGCCATCTCTCTTGTCACACTACCAGAAACTCTTTCTTGAATTTTCACAGAAAATTTTCTGGATGTAGTAGCATCGACATTAAAAAATCTGGATGTCATCAGGCAGTTATTAACAATTGGCATCAGCTCACTTACGATTGTAAAAAATTCCCGGTAAAGCTCATTTTGCTTTTCAACACACAGCTTTCCACAATCGTCCAGCTTACGCTCAAGAGCACTTAACCTTTCCATTATTGAATTAATTTTTTGCAACTCTTTCATCAAAACCTCCTGACAAAAATACCGTGCGACCACGGTCGCACGCTCCTGAATACATGCCCTGTTTCTTCCACCCTCGCACAGGACTGGCGAGCATGAGGGACAAACCCGCGAATCATTAGCGCGGTAAAAACCCGGTGTGCATCGTTTTTGATTATTTCCGCACACTCGCGCAGAGGAGTTCCCCGTCGGGCTACGGTCATGGTTAATGCGGAAATACGGCGACGATGCAGCGCGGTATTTAATGTGCGACCACGGTCGCACACGAGAAACAAAGAGATTTTTATGCTACAGAGGAACAAGCTGGCGGGTAATTCAGCGTAGTGAATACCGGCATCTCCATCTTGTATGCGTAATGATACTCAGCAGTTGCTCCAGCAGACGCTTTCCAGCCAGGAAGCATCAAAATAGCATCCGCACAACGAAGCATTGCAAAGCAAATATCCATGTATTCACGTTGTGTCAGACCATTAGGTAAAGTGGCTGGATTCAAGACAGAGTGACCATGTCGTGACAAACGATCTGCCTCTTTATTAAAGGCGTCACGATTAAAGTTCTCATATCCCGTCATTGGCCCGGCAATATAAATTTTCATTCACTATCCAACAAATTGAGTTCGTTTTTGATACAGAGGGATTAATTCAGGCATTGCGTATTGATGTATTCCTGAAGCGTTCTCAGTGCTGTTTGGTCGCGGATAATTCCGTCCCGGATACCGAGAACGTTTCGTCCAGCAACTGAAGAGAGTTCGACGGTGGCATCATTGCCCATGCCGGAGGCGCTGGAGGTTTTGGCTGAGGCTGGCACAAGGCATTTTCCTTTGACGAGCACCCGACCACCATTATCAAGCTTACGCCGAAGAGCATCATTTTCAGCTTTCGCATTGGCTAACTCCTTCGTGTATTTAGCATCGAGTGCATCAGCAGCACGCTGGCGCTGCTGCATGTCAGCGATGGTGGCGGTCGCCTGCTTCAGCTCACTGACTTTTTTATCACGCTGTTCTTTGTAGGCGATGGCGTTATCACGGTAATGATTAACAGCCCACGACAGGCAGACGATGATGCAGATAACCAGAGCGGAGATAATCGCGGTTAACCGACTCATGACATCAACACCCCAACGGCTAGAAACCACGGCCACGCATCGTTGCCATTAAATGCGAGCAACGCTGCCATGAAAAAGCAAATCATGCTCATTGCTGCCCCCACAAACAGACTTCTCGCTCAATATCACGACGGGTCATCAGCCCTTTCCATTGCTTACCGCCAGCGTATGTCCAGCGACGCAACTGGTCACATGCGCCCTTGATATCGCCCTGGTTTATTTTGCGAAGAAGCGTCGATGTTCTGAAATTACCAGCACCCACGTTGTAAACGAATGAGTAAAGAGCGCCGCGCGTTGTTTCCGGTATATCGACTTTGATGTACGGGTTAATTTGTCTGGCGACAGTGGCAAGGTCTTTATTCAGGAGGGCTTTGCATTCTGCTTCGGTATACGTTTTACCGAGCATGATGTCTTTTCCGGTGTGTCCGTGACATACAGTCCATACGCCAACGATATCTTTGTATGGTATGTAGCTGACACCTTCCAGGCCATCGTCACCACCTGGGCCAGTGATTAACACTGATGCTATAGCAATTGCTCCGCCACCAATAGCAGCAGCAACGGCTTTTCGTAATGATGGAGGCATTATTCACCTCTCGCAGCCTTGCGCTTATCTTCTTTAATCTTGAAATAAAGGTTTGTCAGGTACGTCAGCAGGCCAAATACCAGGCTACCCAGCACACCTATTGCTGCCCACTGTGAGGGCGTGACTTTATCGAGCAACTGTAAAAACCAATACCCGGCACTACCTGCTGAGGTGCCATAGGCGACACCCGTTGTTAACTTATCCATGGATTTCATAACCCCACCTCGCAGATGCGGGTGCTGTGTAATGGAAATAAAAAGGCCACCTGCGTGGCCACCAGATTATTTCCCCACCAGCTCGTTTATCTCTTTCACTGTCTGGTTAAACCGCCCTGACTCAAGATCAACACCTAAGGCCCGACGCCCCAGCGCCATTGCTGCTTTTATTGTGGAACCGGATCCCATAAAAAAATCAGCAACCAGATCACCTGGTCGACTACTGGCATTGATTATTTGCCTGAGCATATCCGCCGGTTTCTCACACGGATGTTTCCCCGGGTAGAACTGAACGGGTTTATGCATCCAGACATCGGTATAAGGCACGGAGACTGATACGGAGAAATAGCGCCGGAGAGATTTAAACTCATCCAGCAATTCAGAATATTTGCGATTCAGTGAATCATAAGATGCCACCAGCTGGTGGTGTGGTTGTTCCAGTTGTTGTTCCTGAAACTTCTCTGCCGCTATACGGGAAAACAGTGCCTGTAACTTCCGATAGTCAGCCTCATTCGGCAACTGCCAC